GACTTTTTGTTATTAGGGCATGAAAAGGTAGGTACTCAATCTCTGTCAGTTTCTAAAATTGAATTATTTATGGATTCTATTGAAGCATGGCTAGCTGGCATAGCAGATGTTTTTAACAATTACGGAATACCTAGACTAATGAAATTAAACGGAATAGATGAACAACTATCACCAACATTGAATTACAGCGCACCTAGAGATCCAGATATAGGAATACTAGGCGACTATGTATCTAAACTAACCAGTTCAGGTGCGATGCTTCCAGATGATGAACTTTCTGATTACCTTAGAGAATTAGCAGGATTACCAACTGATGAAGCCGAAGAAGTGATGTGACCGTAAAAGTTGCTTGGGTTCAGAAACAAAGAGGAAGCAACCACGCTCCTAAGTTCCGCCCGGTAAACAGTAACGACTTAGACAAAACAGAAAAACTAATCTACCGCACAACGCTGGATGCCATAGATGCAATTCCGCTGGATACCTACCGTAGAGTAATTCGGAACATTATGTCATTTGAAATTATCCAAGATGACCTTATTCAAATGCTTCTCCCGGAAAACGAAGAAATAGCGAAAGCAATTTTTGCTGGATATGTACTAGGTGCGAGGGATATGGCACAGCGTATACGGCAAGAGCTGAATAAAGAACTAAAACGTTTACGTTCTGACCTTCGCCTAATCGGCGCCGGAGAAACCACAAAGGCAACTGTGTACGGAATATATGAACCAGAACCTTGGACATGGCCCGAGATACCAGCCGTCGATTTATTCGACCAGCAACCCGACAACATGGCGGCAAAAGTATATGCAAGGTTTAGGTCTAATCAGATACTTAGCAGCATAACGGATGACATTAACGCCAATATTGGGGTGATAGTAGAAGAATCATTTACAGCTCAACAAACTTTCTCTACCGGGAGGACAGTCACAGGTTTAACTCCTGAACAGACAGCTAGGCGCATTTATGGGATATTGCAAAACGTTGGCCCAGCTTCGCCGGGAGATTACGCAGAATTTGTCGCACCGCACACCAATGGACTTTTCCCCAAATGGGCAAAAGCTGTGGATAGAAGCATGAACACATACGCAAATAATTTGAAAGAAGCCGGAGTGTCTGATGATGAAGTGCTGGCAAGAACAAAAAAACACGGACAACGATATGGTAATAAACTCCGAAGGGCAAGAGCGAGAATGATCGCAAGAACAGAAATAGCTTACGCCCAAAATAGGGGCATGTACGACACTTTGATAAAAGCAAACGCTGATGGGGTTTTGGGAGCATCAGCACAAAAAGAGTGGCTTACCGGGCCCACGGATGTTTGTGAAATTTGCAGACCAATGGCAGGCCAAAAAGTACCGCTAAAATCACCGTTTAATGTTGGAGGCAATTTTGTTGATTATCCGCCAGCTCACCCTAATTGCCGCTGCTTCATCCTCCCGGTAGCACAACTAAGTGAATCGCCAATGATGGTGGGTTCAGGAACTCAGGAAGATGCTTTTAGATATATATTCCCAGATGGCTTTGGCATAGAAGTTTAATGAGATAGCGGCAAATTAGTTAGGCTACTGACAAGACTCCCGGGAGATGCTATTCTAAAAATGTCGTAGTCGCCCTAGTGGCGCAAGTGTCCGAGTGACCTGACCTAGTGTTGGATCACGCCTACACGGAAGGTCAGCAAATGCCAAAATATATCGTAACAGGCGGAGAAAGCGGAGACGCAACCATTGAAGTTGCAGGGAAAGTCTATGAGCCCGGTGATGTTGTTGAATTAAAATCAACCGATTGGCTTATCAAATCAGATTATGTTAAAGCAGTTGCCGCTAAGAAAGGTAATAAATAATGCCAACATTTGTACACGGAAAATCAACAGCGGTTTATTTAGACGAATTTGATTTAACATCATATTTCACCGATAGCAGTTTCTCAATTGAGAACGACACCGCTGAAACAACTGCTTACGGTGACACGAACAAAACATACTTGCTTGGGATTAGGGGCGGCACGCTTTCACTAAGCGGCATGTGGTCTGCTGGTGCCGGAGGTTCAGATGAAGAACTCCAAGAAATAATTGGTAGCACTACTGAACCAATTATCACAGTCCGTGAAGGCGCAGCTGCTATAGGAAGTAGGGCAGTAATAGCGCAAGCTAACGAAACCAATTATTCAATTACTAACCCAATAGGGGATGTCGTGACAGTCGCAGCAGACTTTGAATGCACCAACAGCGACATCACAAATCTAACTTTCGCTTTAGCCAGTGGGGTTCAACTCACAGCAGGAGCGAGCATCGCCCACGGTTCATTAGGCGCATTAAGTTCTGTAGACAATGCGGCTTCATCAGCTAATGGTGGCGCAGCTACTCTACACGTTCCCACCAATACCGTTAATGGGAACACCACTATTAAGGTCCAGCACAGTGCGAACGATTCGACTTGGGCAGACCTTATTTCATTCACCGCTGTCGGCTCCGCAGGAGTCACAAGTGAGATAAAAGCAGTAACCGGGACAGTGAATCGTTATCTTCGGGTGACGGCTTCAACTGCTGGTTCATCAGGCTCCATAACATTTATGGTCGCCGCAGCGAGATTCTAGGAGGAATCAAATGCCAACTTTTGCACATGGAAAGTCAACTGACTTTGCGCTAGACGATACAGGCGGTACTAGCCGCAGTCTCGCCAACACGCTTACCGACGTTAGCTTTCCGCAATCGATAGACACAGCCGAAACAACAGCTTTCGGTTCAACTAACAAGTCCTACATCGTAGGTTTGAAAGACACCACAATCAGCGTAAGCGGACTCTGGGATGCCACAATAGATGGCTACCTGTCTGGGACAGAACCAGCAAGCCGTTCTTTCATTTACGGCCCAGCAGGTTCAACAGGCGGGAACGTCAAATATACAGGCGAAGCCATAATGACTAACTATTCAGTTAGCAACCCGGTAGGCGATGTAGTAACCTATTCAGTAGACCTACAAGTCACAGGTGCGGTTACAAGAGGCACCTACTAAACAACTGTTAGGAGAAAATGGTGGCACGATTAGCAGACAAGATCCGTCAAGCGGATGATAGGGAAGTTCAAATCATAGATGTAGATGCGTGGGGTGTAAAAATTGGCGTTAGGTCAATGACAGCTCTCCAACGTTCGAATATGCAAAATGATTGGGAAGCAGACCAAGTAGGGGCAGCGGCAAAACTATATTCCGCTGTTTTATTAAATTGTTGTTTTGATCCTGATACCGGGGAAACAGTATTTAATGAAGAAGATCTTGAATGGTTAATGGCTGAAAAATCAGCACAAACCGTTGATCAAGTAGCCCAAGTATGTTTGCAAGTTTCTGGATTAGCTGGGGATAGTTTAGATGAAGTGGGAAAAGACTCCTTAACCTTAGTGGAGGAAATCCAGAACTAAGGTTTTATTTTGTCCTTGCTCGTGATCTTGGAATGCCAGTCAGCGAGATGCTTAACAGAATGTCAAGTGCAGAAATGACAGAATGGAGAGCGCTCTACCAAATAGAGGCAGACGAGAGAAATCGAGCAAACGAAATGGCAAGGCAAAAATCTAAAAGGAGAAAGCGCTAATGGCAGCAATGACGACTGTCCTCAAGGCGCTCATCACGGCAGATGCCACCCAGATGAAAACGCAGCTCAAAGCTGCTTCCGGGAGCCTTCAAGAATTTGGGAAAAAGACCCAAGCTACAGGCAAAAAATTAACTCGTAATGTAACGCTGCCTATTGTTGCTGTTGGCGGTGCCGGGATTAAGATGGCTTCAGATTTTGAAGCATCTATGACCAAAATTGAATCTTTAGTTGGTCTGTCGAGTGAAGCAGTACAAGGTTTTGAAAAAGATGTTAAGCGTCTTTCAGGTGAAACAGCACAAGCCCCAAAGGACTTAGCCGATGCGATGTTCTTTATTACATCCGCAGGTATTAGAGGAGCAGCCGCAACAGAAACGCTAGAAGCAGCAGCTAAAGCCGCAGCCGTTGGTTTAGGTGAAACAGCTACTATCGCTGATCTAGCAACATCAGCTCTTAATGCTTACGGTGAAGAAAACCTTTCTGCTACTTCAGCTACCGACGTTATGGTCGCAGCCGTTCGAGAAGGTAAATTAGAAGCGGATGAACTAGCTGGTTCTATGGGTAGGGTTTTGCCTCTTGCTTCAGCAATGGGCGTTAATTTTAATGAGGTCGGCGCAGCTTTTGCAGCGTTATCAAGAACAGGAACAAACGCAGCAGAAGCAGCAACTCAGGTGCGAGGCATTTTATCTTCATTACTCCGACCAACGAAACAGGCTGAGGAAGCACTGACCGGGATGGGTTTATCATCCGCCGGGTTAAGGCAACAGATACAAGATGAAGGTTTGTTATCAGTCCTAAAAACGCTTTCTGTGAGTTTCGATGGGCAGACTGAAAAAGCGGCAGCCGTATTTGGAAACATTAGGGCGCTTTCTGGTGTTATGGATCTACTTGGCAAAAACTCGGCCGCTACTGAACAGATATTTGCCAACATGACAGATACAACAGGCGCTTTAGATGATGCGTTTGCTGTTACTTCTGAAACGACTGCTTTCAAATTAAATCAATCAATGGCTGATATGAAAATGGCTTTGATAGAAGTCGGTGAAGTACTTATACCCATTATTGTCCCCATTGTGGAAAAGCTGGCTAGTTTTGTTAAAGCAGCAGCGCAAGCATTTGACGGACTTCCGGGACCACTCAAAACAGTCACAATTGCTTTTGTAGCGTTAGCAGCTGCGGCAGGCCCGGTCATGTTTATGTTCGGAGGGGCTGCTAGAGCAACAGGAGGCGCTATTAAGGCGTTCGGTAGCATGGCATCAGTAATAGGCGGTGCTGGCGGCAAAGGGCTTCTAGGTCGATTAGGCAAATTTAAGATGCTTCTCAAACCGGGTCCAATGATGGCGTTTGGTGCAGCAGCGGTAGCAGCAGGCGTAATAATTGGCAGATTCCGCAAACGTGCGAAAGAAGCAAGGGACCGCATGAAAATGCTTCACGAAGAATTTTTAGCTGCTGGAGATCCTGCAAGCACATTAAAGGACAGGGTGCATGAATTAGCTACTGAATTAAAAATGGTTGAACAGGCTACCGACGATGCAACTGAAGCCACTTCAAAATTTGTCGGCGAACAGGTACTAACGAAAGAACTAATCGGCAAAGACGTTACGGAAGCATTTGGCAAAGCGAACTTTGACATGGAAAAACTAACGAATACTCTTTCAGGCGGCAGTGACGAATTTGAAAGATTATCAAAACAGGCGAAAAACAATTTCCATTCAAATGAAAAATGGATTGAGTCAATGAAGAACGCTGATATTGAAGTTCGTGATATCACAACCCATTTAGCTGAGTTAGTTGAAGCTGAAGTGCTGACTAGGGAAGAAGCAGCAAATGTTCTTTCTGCGATGGATGAAACAGCCGATGCGTTTGATGACCATGCTAAACACCTTGAAAAAGTAAACGAGGAATATCTCAAATCTGATGAAGGTATGAATGCTGTAACTGGAGCACTTGGACAGTACGGCAAAGAGTTACTGGACGCTGCCGGGGATGAAAAGACATATTCTGAAGTATTAGATGAAGTTAATCAAGCACTTGAAGATAAGAAGAAAGTCGTTGATGAAGTCGCTAACGATGTTCGCAGGTTTACCAACATGACTTACGAAGCTGTAGAAGCTGAAGAAGATCTCATACTGACTGAAGAAGAACTCATCGCCCAGCAAGAAGAACTTGACGCAGCTATGAAAAAGACTGAAGAACAGCTACAACGAGTTCGAGATTCATTTGATGCCATTGTTAGCAGTATGCGTGACACAATCGGTGAAGCATTTGAGTTAGACGAAGCCCAAAACAATGTTGAAAATGCGATGCTTGGAGTTCTTGATGCGTTAGAGAAACAGAACGATGAATCTTTAACTGCGCTTGAAAGGGAAGAAGCACTAATTTCAGCATCTAAAAATTACGCAGGTTCGCTCGCTACTGTTGCCGAAGCGATGGCAGGTATGAGCCTTGATGAGATCAACACAGAGTTTGAGAATCAGGCAGGGTTCTTAGAATCAATTAAAGACACAATGCCACTATCAGAATATGAAAGGTTAGAGACTTTACTAGGTGAAATACACACAGACGCTCAAAACCTACACGGAACTGAAATAGCTATAGGGCTTGGGATTACTGCTGACTATGACGAATCAATGCTGAATTTCTTGGACATGGTTAATCAATACGATGACGTAGCTAGCTTTGGAGCTTCCGTAGCAGGTTTCTTAGGGGCGACGCCGATGGCTACTGGTGGATTAGTTACCGGGCCCACGCTTGGGCTAATTGGAGAAGCTGGACCAGAGCTAGTGGTGCCGTTAGATAAGTTAGGCAATATGGGTAGCACAAATGTAACCGTAAATGTTTCCGGGAGCGTCTTAACAGAATACGACCTCGCTGAGACAATACAGAATCAGCTCATTAGAATTAAAGGTAGGAACGCCTCGCTGGAGTTCAGCTAATGGCTCTCGCTACCGTAACTGTAGAAGTCGCTTTCACCAAAGGCATAAGTGAAACAGCAGACGATGACGACTTCACTACAATCTCGACAGATAACAAAGTTAGAGAATTTCAGATAGTTAGAGGCAGACAGCAAGAACTCGCTACAACGCAAGCCGGGAGGGCAATCGTCGTTTGCAGTAATGTGAACGGTAAATTAGACCCCTCAAACACTGGTTCAGGAACACCATACTATGACGGTGGGACAAATGTCATACCCCTACGGCATATTAGAATTAAGGCAACAGACCCAAGCACAAGCACAGTTTATGTCATTTTTCGAGGCTTCGTTGAGCGCTGGGTTCAGGAATACCCACAAGAAAAAGACGCTACTACCAGAATCGAATGCGTAGATGCTTTCAAAGCATTGTCGCTTGCTTATTGTGACGGCTCAAGTGAATCCCAAGAACTATCAGGATTACGAATCGCTAACCTTTTAGATCAAGCTGAATGGCCGAATGGTGGGAGTGCTGGAGCAGTATCGGTTGCAGGATATAGGGACATTGACAACACATCTGCAAACGAGACTATTCCTGCAAAAACTTACGGAACTACTTTAGATGTTTTGCTTCAATCTCAAGATATTGAAACAGCCGAAATCGGTTCGTTCTTTGTTTCCCGGTCTGGTGTAATGACTTTCAAAAATCGACTAAATCGAATTAGTGAGTTTGCAACCATCTCAGCAACCTTTTCAGATACATCTACATCTTCTGGGAGGGTGAAGTATAACGGCTTAGATTTCTCAATGGACGACCACAACATCATCAATCGAGTAACTACAACTACATCAGGAGGGGCAGCCGGGACAGTTCAGAACGACACCGACTCTCAAACCAAATTTGGGATACGAGCAAAATCGGAAACAGGGTTAATGCTCGTAGCAGCCGGTGACGCAACTTCATGGGCTGAATACATTATCGGTAGGCAAGCTAACCCAGCGAACAGAGTTCAATCAATAACGCTGCGCCCACAAGAACAAGACGCTTTATGGGCGAAAGTTCTCCCGGGAGAATTAGGAAACGCCTATGTTGTCGAACGAACACCAGCAGCAGGGAACGCAATATCTTCAACTGTTATATGCGAACGCATTATTCACAAAGGCCGGGGAGCAAATTGGGTAACGACAATGGAATTATCACCAGCAGACACCGCAGGCTATTGGGTACTTGATGACGGTTCAGGAACTTATGCCGCATTCTCTGAACTCGGCAACACAACTAGACTATTCTATGGATAGGAATAAATTATGACTCAAATAAATTGGCAATACCAAGTAAACAATCGGGCTGGCGGTTATATCGTAACGAACACGGACTGGAATGACTTTGCGGGAAACTTCAGAGCGCTCATAGACCAAACTACAGGCTCAGGAACAACAGATAACTCGCCTTTGCCTATTGGGATTGATTTAGTAAACGACAGGGTGTACATCAGCGACCCTGATTCAACGACTCCCGAAGATGCGAACCATGCGGATACTACTTTGTCGGTTGTTGGCACGACTACGCTTGCTGGAAATACTCAACAGACAGGAACGTTCACGGTAGGCGTGGACGATACAGGTCACGACGTAAAATTCTTTGGCGCTACTGCTGGAGCTTATTTAGAGTGGGACGAATCAGCAGATAATTTAATCGCCAAAAATTCTAAAGTTACAATTCAGAAAGATA